GTTAGACGGATTGAAAGATACGAAGGTTATATTTAGTCCTGATTCAAGAGGTAGGTTTTTAGTTAGTTGGACTCCTGCAAGGCATTTACAAAATAATGTTCATATAAGAAATGGTGTTAAATACCCAGGCAATGACCATATTGGATCATTTGGTTGTGACCCGTATGATATTTCTGCAGTAGTTGGTGGTAGAGGTTCTAATGGTTCTCTTCACGGATTGACTAAATTTAATATGGATGAAGCTCCTTCAAATGAATTTTTCTTAGAATACATAGCAAGACCACAAACTGCTGAGATATTCTTTGAAGATGTTCTTATGGCTTGTGTGTTTTATGGTATGCCTGTTCTTATAGAAAATAATAAGCCAAGGTTATTATACCATTTTAAAAATAGAGGTTATAGAGGATTTTCTTTAAATAGACCAGATAAGCAATATAATAAACTCTCTAAAACAGAACGTGAGCTTGGAGGAATACCAAACTCTTCTGAAGATGTTAAGCAGTCTCACGCATCTGCTATTGAATCTTATATAGAAAAGTATATTGGATTTGATATGGGTGGTGTATATAGAGACTCGGACGAGATTGGGAATATGCCTTTTATAAGAACCTTAGAAGATTGGGCAAAGTTTGACATCAATGATAGAACTAAATTTGATGCCTCAATTAGCTCGGGATTAGCTATTATGGCTAATCAAAAGCATTTATATCTTCCGGAGAAAAAAGATTCAAAAATTATTCTTAACTTCGCAAGGTATTCAAATGATGGAACTAATAGTCAATTAATTAGATGAAAAACGTAACAATAGATATTACATCGTCAGCTTTCCCAAGTCAGTTAGCTACTGATGCAGAGAAAGCAAGCTCTCAGTTTGGCTTACAAGTTGGTCAAGCTATTCAATACGAATGGTTTAGAAAAGACGGAAGCAACTGTAGATACTACGGTCAATGGAGAGAATTTAACAGATTAAGACTTTACGCAAGAGGAGAACAGCCTGTTTCTAAATATAAAAACGAATTAGCAATTGATGGAGATTTATCTTATCTTAATTTAGATTGGACACCTGTTCCTGTTATATCTAAGTTTGTTGATATTGTTGTTAATGGAATGTCTGATAGATTATTTAAGGTTAAGGCATACGCACAAGATGCTATGTCTCAATCTAAAAGAAATAAGTATCAAGAAATGCTTGAGTCTCAGGTTGCTGGTAAGCAAATCCTTACTCAAATACAAGAGTTGTCAGGAGTTAATCCATTTATTATGGACCCTGATAAACTACCAAACACTGATGAAGAATTATCTTTATATATGCAGCTTAACTATAAGCCTGCTATTGAAATAGCTGAAGAAGAAGCTATTAATACTATGTTTGATGAAAATCATTATGATAACATTAGAAGAAGACTTGACTATGATGCTGCAGTAGTTGGAATATCTATTGCGAAACACGAGTTTCTTCAAGGTTCAGGAGTTCAAATATCTTATGTTGACCCTGCTAATGTTGTATATTCTTACACAGAAGATCCTTTCTTTAGAGATTGTTTCTATTGGGGAGAAATTAAAACTCTTCCATTAACAGAGTTAATGAAGATAGATCCTACTCTAACAAAAGAAGACCTTCAAGAGATTACTCAATATAGTCAAGCGTGGTATGATTACTACAACGTAGCTCAGTTTTACCAAAATAGTGTATTCTTTAGAGATACAGCTACATTAATGTATTTCAATTATAAGACAACTAAAAAAGTTGTTTACAAGAAAAAAGCTCTTGAGAACGGAAACTCTCGTGTTATAGAGAAAGACGATTCTTTTAATCCTCCAACAGAAATGATGGAAGAAGGTAACTTTGAAAAAGTTGAAAAAACAATTGATGTTTGGTATGAAGGAGTTATGGTTATGGGAACTAACATTCTTTTAAAATGGGAGCTTTCTAAAAATATGGTTAGACCAAAATCTGCATCTCAACACGCAATACCAAATTATGTTGCTTGTGCTCCACGTATGTATAAAGGAGTAATTGAATCATTAGTAAGAAGAATGATTCCTTTTGCTGACCTTATTCAATTAACTCACTTAAAACTACAACAAGTAATTAATAGAACAGTTCCTGATGGGGTGTTCATTGATGATGATGGTTTGAATGAGGTTGATTTAGGTACAGGGCAAGCATATAACCCTGAAGACGCATTGAGACTTTACTTTCAAACAGGATCTGTTATTGGACGTAGTTATACTCAAGATGGAGAATTTAATAATGCAAGAATTCCTATTCAGCAACTTAATTCTAATTCAGGTGCAGCAAAAACTCAGATGCTTATTGCTAATTATAATCACTATATGGATATGATTAGAGCTGTAACCGGTCTTAATGAAGCGCGTGATGGTTCTACACCTGATCCTAATTCTTTAGTTGGTGTTCAGAAATTAGCTGCTTTAAATTCAAACACAGCTACAAGACATATCTTAGATGGTAGTTTATTTATATACAGAACATTAGCTGAGGCTTTAACTTATAGAATAGCTGATATTTTAGAATATTCTGATTTTAAAGAAGACTTTATAAATAAAATAGGAAGATTTAATGTGTCTATATTAAATGAGATTAAAGACCTTTATATTTATGACTTTGGTATTTTTATTGAGGTTTCACCTGATGAAGAACAAAAAGCACAGCTTGAAGGAAATATTCAAATGGCATTATCTAAAGGAGATATTAATCTTGAAGATGCTATTGATATTCGTGAGATTAAAAACCTTAAGCTTGCAAATCAATTGCTTAAAATGAAACGAGTTAAGAAACAAGAGCGTGAAGAGCAAATGGAAATGCAGAAGCAAGCGATGATGTCTCAGCAGCAATTACAATCTCAAGAGGCCGCAGGACAAATGGCTATGCAAAAAATGCAAATGGATCTTCAAACAAAAATGCAATTAAAACAAGCAGAGGTTGCTTTTGAAATACAATTATTAGAGAGAGAAGCTCAAATGAAATCTCAATTAATGGCTGAAGAATTTAATTACAGTCAGCAGTTAAGAGGAATGGAAGTTGAAAGCTTGAGTACTCGTGAGAAAGAAAAAGAAAAAGCTAAAGACGAACGTGTAAGTTTACAAAATACTCAGCAATCAAAATTAATACAACAGAGAAAAAATAATTTACCTCCTCTTAATTTTGAGTCAAATGAGGATAGCTTAGATGGCTTTGATTTAGCTGAATTTGAGCCTCGATAAAAGATAAACAAAAATGTTTATATTTGTAACAAATTAAATCAAATCAAATGGAGAATTTTAAAGTAAGAGTATTAGAAGGTGCTGAGCAAAAAAGTGCCGTACAAGTAGAGCAAGAATTGCTTGATAGACACGAGCAACAATTTGCAGATGTTAGTAATCAAGAATCAAATGCTGGGGCATTGAGTGAGGAATCACAAAATGTGATAGCACCCGCAAATAATGATAGTTCTGATGAGTTATCAGATGAAAGAGTTCTTTTGTATCTTGAAAAAAAATATAACAAAGAAATCAAATCATTTGATGATTTGGTTGCTGAAAGAAAAGAATCAGAAGATCTTCCGGAAGATGTTGCTGCATATTTAAGATATAAGCAAGAGACAGGAAGAGGCATTAATGATTTTATGCAGTTGAATAAAGATGTTGACTCTATGAGTCCAGAGACTCTTTTAAGAGAATATCTATCTTTAACTCAAGAAGGTCTTGATGCAGATGATATAGAAGTTTTAATGGACGACTATAGGTATGATGATGATGTTGATGATGAGTCAACAATTAAAAAAATAAAATTAGAAACAAAAAAGGCTGTCGCTGAGGCTAAGAAGTTTTTTAATGTTCAGAAAGAAAAATATAGAATACCTCTTGAGTCAAGGGAAAATTCTATTTCTGAAGAACAAAAAGAAGCTTATGAAAACTATAAGCGATATATCGAGCAATCACAAACGATTGAGGAGGAGAATGAAAGAAAACGTAATTGGTTTAATCAAAAAACAGATGAGGTCTTCAGTGATGACTTTAAGGGGTTTGATTTTGCAATTGATGATAAGAAAATCACTTTTAATCCAGGGGATAGAATTGAATTGAAAAAAAACCAAGCAACACCATTAAACTTTATAAATAAGTTTTTAGATGAGCAAGGTTTGATTAAAGATGCAGTTGGATACCATAAATCATTATCGGTTGCTATGAATCCTGAGAAGTTCGCGAAGTTCTTTTATGAACAAGGGAAAGCGGATGCTGTAGATGGTACAATGAGGAATATTAAAAATATTCAAATGACTGAACGCAGAGCTCCTGAAGCTTCAACATCTTCAGACGGATTTCAGGTAAAAGCGGTAAATCCTGATTCAGGTAGAAGCCTTAAAATCCGCAGTATAAAAAGAATGTAAAACTAAAAATTAATTAAAATGGCAAGTGCTTTATTAAACAATCCTACTTATCAATTACAGCCAAGTGCTGAACAAGTAGCATTACAAACAAACTATATTACTAACTTCAACTTCTTGAATCAGTATCTTCCTGATACTTATGAGAAAGAATTTGAGCGTTATGGTAATAGAACCATCGCATCATTCTTAAGAATGGTAGGTGCTGAGATGCCTTCTAACTCTGACCAAATCAAATGGGCAGAACAAGGTCGTCTTCACATTAAGTATACTAACTGTACTTCAGCAGCAGCAGCAGCTTCAAACACTGCAACTTTCACTGTAGCTGACTCAGGTGTTACTTATATCGCAATCAGAATTGGTCAAACTGTTATGATTCAAAACAATGCTTCAGGTGTTTACAACAAAGCAATCGTAACTGCTGTTCCTTCTGCAACTACTTTTACTGTAGCTTACTACGAAGCAACAGGACAAGCTTTTGCTGTATCTACTCAATGTACTGTATTCATTTATGGTTCTGAGTTCAAAAAAGGAACTAATGGAATGGTTGGTTCATTAGAATCAGAAGATGAAATCTTCTCTAACAAGCCTATTATCATCAAAGATAAATATGCTGTTAATGGTTCTGATATGGCTCAAATTGGTTGGGTTGAAGTTACAACTGAAAACGGTGCTACAGGATACTTATGGTACTTGAAATCAGAGCACGAAACTCGTTTACGTTTCGAGGATTATTTAGAAACTGCAATGATCGAAGCTGTTCCAGCTGAAAACAATTCTGGTGCTGCTGCAGTATTAGGTGGTAATGGTCAAGGTGGTTCTGAAGGTATCTTCTACGTTGTAAACAGTAGAGGAAATGTATGGGGTGGTGGTACACCAACTACATTAAGTGATTGGGATACAATCGTTTCTCGTTTAGATAAACAAGGAGCTATTGAAGAAAATGCTTTATTTGTTAACCGTGGATTGTCTTTCGACATCGACAATATGTTAGCTACATTGAATGGATATGCTGTATCAGGAGCTTCAAACTCTGCATCTTACGGTTTATTCGACAATGATATTGATATGGCATTAAACTTAGGTTTCACAGGATTCCGTAGAGGTTATGATTTCTACAAATCTGACTGGAAATACTTAAATGACCCAACTATGCGTGGTGGTTTAAATACTACTGCTGCTACAGCAACAGGTACTATTACAGGTTTATTAGTTCCTGCAGGTTCTACTTCAGTATATGACCAAATCTTAGGTAAAAACGCTAAACGTCCATTCTTACACGTAAGATATAGAGCTTCTGAAGCTGAGGACAGACGTTACAAAACTTGGATTACAGGTTCTGCTGGTGGTGCTCAAACATCTGACTTAGATGCAATGGAGGTTAACTTCTTATCTGAAAGATGTGTATGTACTTTAGG